AAAGTAGTGTCAAAGACCAGAAGTCCCATTTATCGTACTTTAACCTTACAGTCCCATTTATGGTACTTCCAAATTTACGATTATACACTATGTAATAATCATTCCTAATTTTACAAAAAGTACAATCTGTATTATTGACTTTATACGGATTGTAAAGTATAATATAATCATAGGGAGCGAAAGGCACGAATGATGCTCCTAAGCCGTGGTCAGGCGCGTGAAGCGTTACGGATAGGTTTGCGTGACGGCTAGCTCATTTCCTTTCGCCACCCTTAACATGGTAGAACTCTTTAAGAGTAACGGAAAACTGGTCATTGGACGTTAATAGGGTTGTGTCCTATTTCTACCACCAAAAGCCGCGCTAACACGCCTGTTAGCTTGATGGTTACATAGGTTTGCCATTTCTCCTACTCCGCCATCCAAAAGGACAGCACAAGATGTTCGCAATCCTAGTTAATTGGAACGCTAACTCTAAGCATAATGGTCGCGTCCTCGGCTTAATATTAAATATGAAAGGAGTGTATTATAATGTCAATGTGGTGGGACTTAAAGAACACATTATCTTATAATGCGCTTTTTAATTTTGTAGTTGGTTCTCGTGGTTGTGGTAAAACTTATGGCTTTAAGAAATGGGCTGCTGAAGATTTTATCAAAAATGGGAACCAATTTATTTATATTCGCCGCTACAAAACTGAGATGAATAAGAAAGCTAAAGAAAATTTCTGGGCTGCGGTTGCTCATGAATTTCCTGACCATGAGTTAAAGGGAACTCCTGAAGGCGCTTATTATATAGATGGTAAACTTGCTGGTCAGACCAGATATATTTCATCTGCTAAATCCGAAGAACTCCCACTCGTTAATAAAATCTGTTTTGATGAATTTATCTCTATGGACGAAAGCCATCATGGTTATCTTAAAGATGAAGTAACATTTTTCTGCGAACTATACGAAACTATTGCTCGTATGCGCAGAGTGGTTGTATTCTTCTTTGGTAACGCTGTTACATGGGCAAACCCCTATTTCACAGAATTCGATATTAAAAAGCCGATTAACAAAAAGCAAATTGCCACAACTAGAGAGGGTTTAGTCTTAATCCAAATTGCTAACAATGAAGAATACATTGAAGCAAAAGAGAAAACTGACTTTGGTCGTTTGATGAAAGGCAGCAAGTTTGGTAAATATGCAGTTCACAATGAATTTTATCTAGATAGTGTAGTTGGTATTGCTAAGAAAACACCTGAAGCTAAATATCAATTTGGTTTTAAGATTCATGATGATTATTTAGGTTTATGGGTAGACTTCTCCACTGGTAAATGTTATCTTTCCAGAAAATACAGTCCGGGTAGCGGTGTGATTTATGCGTTGACAAATGATGACCATGATTATAACACTATTTTGATTGCACGCACTCCACGCCCTAACTGGTTACTATATATAATTAAGCAATATCGGTTGGGGGGTTTGTACTGTGAAGATGAAATAATTAGGCGATACCTGATGGACATTTTGAAGATTGTAGGTGTATAATGTTAGGAGTTGAGTTTATGCCCTTTGTCATTGTTCTTGGGTTTATCACATTTGATATTCTTACAGGGCTGATTAAAGCAAAGCACGATGGTTCTTACAATTCATCTATCATGCGTGAGGGTGGTTATCACAAGTGCATGGAGATTCTTGCCGTTGTGGGCTCTTATGGTGTTGAATACGCTATGCAATATGTTGACCTTGGTATTCAAATCCCCCTTGTAGGTGCTGTTGTAACTTACATCTGTATCATGGAGCTTATCAGCATTATGGAGAATATGTGTGCTGTAAATCCTGAACTTTCTGCTCTGTTTAAGCCCTATCTGGGAAAACTTAAAGGAGATGAAGAAAATGAGGAAATCAAACGGTGATGTTCTTTTCTGTTGGCCTTTAGAGAAGCATATCATCACAGCTGGCTGGACTTATAATGACGGCTCTGCACATCATGCTATTGACCTGCGTGCTGCTCCTTGTACACCTGTTTATGCAGCTGAGGATGGTGTTGTAAATCAGGTACAGAGCTGGGATGGTAAAACCAAAACTGGGATGCAGTCTTATGGCAACATGGTTAGAATTAGGCATAACAATTATAATGGTTCTAAGTTGGAAACACGTTATGCACACCTTAAAGAATCTCTCGTCAAAAACGGTCAACACGTTTATGAGGGTCAGCTTATTGGGTATTCTGGCGCAACTGGTAATTGCTATGGTGCACACCTTCACTTTGAAGTAATTTATCATGATTGTCGTGTTAATCCTCTGAACTGGCTTGACAGTAATTTTATTTGTGCAACCTCTAATATCACGAAACATCTTGGTAGTTATACTTCTGTCCCTAGAGAATCTACTAAAGGCGATTTTATTAAGATTCATGCAACTGGCGTTGATATGCAAGCAATTATTGCCCTCTGTGAGAATCTTAAACTTACTTATGAACGGAGTAATAAATAATGAAAACGCGTGACGAAATTTCTGCAATGCTTGGTGGCTTTGTCGATGCTAAACCTGATGAACAGGGAACTCTGATTGCTGGCGTTCTTGACGAATTTGATGAATGTCGCAATGAAGCAGAACAATTTACTAGTGGTTGCCCAGATGGTTCATCTAACTGGCATGAAGCTTATGATAATCTTCGCAAAGATTATGTTAAAGCATTTCTGAATGATGACAATAAGCCTAATGACGATTATCAGAAACCTAATGGCAATACAATTAGCATTGATGAAGCTGCACAGGCTTTTGTCAAGAAAATGTTTGGTAGAAAGTGAGGTGCTTTGGTTGTCGCGTCCGTTTAGTTATAATGATGAAAATTTTACTGTAATGGGAAATACTCTCTTTGTTCATGTTGATATTGGCACTAAGAAAATTAACAAAGGAGGTATAATTTGCACCATTCCACCGGCAATTTATGATAGACTTGTTACTTATAATTCTATTGCAACTATCTCTAATAGGGCTAAGTTAGCCGTTGCATCTCAAGCTTGGGTTTATGTTGATAATGATAGAAATATTATAACTAATGTTGATATTGCTGAAACGTCTTATCCTCCTCGATTAGCGTATACATGGTTTTTGCTAAAAGACATTTAAGGAGATGATTATTCATGGCCTACTCTTTCCACAACCAGAACATGAGTACCCTCTCTAACGTTCTGGTTATTCATACTGCCCTAGATAAAGGCGAAACTGAAAGCACTACTGCATTTACCATTCCCAGTGAAGTAATGGCTCGTGTTATGAAAACTGACTATGGTAAATTTGTAGTTACCAATTCTATTCCTTGTCTTCGTGTAGTTCTTGCAGATGGCATCATTTCTAGTGCTACTGTCACTTCCGCTGGTGTTGTAACTCTAACCGCTGCCGCTAAAGGCAAACTTATCATTGATGGTACTCTTGACATTGAGTGCAACTATTAAGAAAGGATGATTCTATAATGGCTACTTCTGCTGCTGTTGGTATTATTCAGGCTGTATTTGGTAGTGATGCTACTTTTGGTGGCGCTCCTCAGATTGAAAACACTACTGAATCTATTAAATCCGCATGGACGTTTATCAATTCTTACGAACCCCGTTTAAACTATTTCTGTAATGCTCTGGTTGACCGTATTGGCCTGACCGTTATGCGTTACATTTCTTTTGAAGACCCTTGGCAGGTTTTTGATAAGGGTGTTCTGGGCACTGGCGCTACTGTTCAGGAAATTTATGTAATGATGCAGAAAGCAACTCCTTACTTCTCTGCTGACCGTGCTACTAACGATGAAGTTATGAAAGCTGAATTTGGTAGCGACCCTGCTGAGGTTTACACTGCTTACCATGCTGTGAACTCTCGCATTAAGTACAAGGTAACTGTCAACCGTGAAGCTCTGGAAACTGCTTTCATGAGTGAAGCTAACCTGTCTGCCTTTGTTCAGAACATCATCGACCAGATTTATAAGCCTGCTGAACTGGATGCTTTCATCATGAAGAAGTACCTGCTGTATCAGCTGGTAAAGAACAATAAGCTCAAGAAAGTAACTGTTGATGCTGTTACTGATGAAGCATCTGGTAAGAACCTGGTTAAGAAGTTCCGTCAGATTTATGGCAAGATGAAGTTCATTTCTAAGGAATATAACGCTGCTGGTATCCCTATGAATACTCCGGCTGAGCGTCTGTACACCATTGTTCCTGTTGATATTTCTGCTTCTATTGATGTTGATGTTCTGGCAAGCGCATTTAACATGGATAAGGCAGATTTCATGGGGCATCGCCTTGAAGTTGATAGCTTTGCTCTTAATGAATATGAAGTGGAACGTCTGGAGCACCTGCTTACTGGTAATGACCCCTCTGGCTCTGGTGCTGTTACTATTGCAACTGGTGGCGATAAGACCTATACTCACGTTACCCCTGACGATAAAGATATGGCCGCTATTCAGGCACTTATGGTTGACCGTGACTTTTTCCAGATTTATACTAAGCTGAACACTATGCGTGAAACTGACCTTGGTTCTACTCTGGATTGGAATTACTTCCATCACATCTGGCGTATCTATTCTGCATCTCCGTTTGCTAACGCTGTGCAGTTTACTACTAAGGCTTAATCTTGACATTTTCTTGAGCCAATAGGCTTATCCTCCTGAAAACGTGGGATGCGCATACGTTATCACGCATTGCTTTGATTATGGCTATATATAAACAATGTATCACTGACCAAAGCACAATCAGAGTTTCAGCAGGTTATCCACATTATCCTGACGGTTCAGTTCATGGCGGTATTGACACAGTACACACAAATCATCAATCTTATGCACCAATGGCAGGTACGGTTGAAACAGCCCATACTTGGCAAGGTGGTACGACTGGTAATGATTCTTGGGGCAACTACATTGTAGTTAAAATGAGCGATAATAGCTATTGGCTTGCAGCTCATTTTGTTAGTCAGATTCATAGTGTTGGTGAAACAATTACTCGCGGTCAATATATTGGAGAGCAAGGACAAACAGGTAATGCCAGCGGTATTCATACGCACTGGGAATATTGGATAGGTGGTTATGGCACAGCTTATAGAACTGACCCCTCTGCTATTCTTGGTATTCCTAATGAAGTAGGTACATGGGATGTTGAATGGGATGCTACAAATCCACCAACACCACCAGCCCCCGACCCTACTCCCACAACTAAACGTAAACTTCCAATTTGGATGATGTGTAAACCACCCTACAGGTTTTGAAAGGAGTGGAAAACGCAAATTGCCTAATATGCAACTTTATATCTGTAAGGGTATCCCTACAGATAAAACCTATAATCATGTGCTTAGGTTCCAGTCTGATTCTTCTCGTTTTGCTTATTTTACTTCCAAATCTGTTCTTCATCTTACCAATTATACCTATCAGCGGTTAGAGCATTATCTCTCTGTTGGTGTTAATGCTGAAACGATTGAACCGTGCAATTATATTGTATTTCAGAACGCTGACTTTTCTAATAAATGGTATTATGCCTTTATTGATAGGGTAGAATATGTTGCAAACGAAACCAGTAGAATTTATTTTACGGTTGACGTTATGCAAACTTGGTTTAATCAGGTAACGTTACAGCCTTGTTTTATTGAACGTTCTCATACAAATACTGATGAAATTGGTGATAATATCATCAATGATGAACTGGATACAGGCCCATATATTGACGATATTCAGCAGTACATTGACTTTGATAAGCGTATCTGTATTGTTACCACATTCGATAAGCCTGAAAAAGATTCCGCTCCTGCATCTGGCTCTTTACGATTTGGTATCTATTCAGGTTGTAAAGAAAACTTTTTTACCACAGCTGAATCTGCTAATGACTTTATTGCTAAGGCTGTAGAAGCAGGGCAAGCTCCTGATGGCATTTTGGGAATTTATATGGTTCCCCTTACCTTTGATAGTGGTAAGTATGATAAGACTTTTGTAGTTCCTAATAATGTAGCTGGTTATGTCCCTAAGAATAATAAACTTTTCACATATCCTTATTTTTATCTCCGCTATTATTCCACACAAGGCGATAATCATGTTTTTCGTTTTGAACTTGGAGATAGAAAGAAAAGTCTGCATATCGGATACAATATAATGTCAAATGCCGGACAGACTACAGCAATGTTTGCAGCAGAGGATTATAAAGGCTCTACTGGTTATAATCAGGAAGATGTATTTGCAATTAGCAACTGGCCTACTTGTGCTTATAATACTGACATTTATAAAGTATATGTAGCACAGAATTCTAGTTCTATGGCTGTAGAAAATGCTGGTTTAGTAGCAGGTACAATGTTTGCTGGAATTAACCTACTAACTGCTCCTGCAAAAGATGCACAAGCTATGGCTGGCAAACATCCTGCTCTTTTTCCTGAGAATACTTATGGAGCTATTGAGGGCTTATCTAATCAGATGCTTGACATTGCAGGCACACTTGCAAAACGTGATGATATGGACAGGCTACCGCCACAAAGTCATGGTTCTGTTAGTCCTTATTTTCGTTTTACTGATGCTGGCATTTTACCGACAAAAGATGCAAGTGCCCCATATGCTATGGCGAGTTATCATCATGTTACTAAAGAATTTGCAAAAGTTATTGATGACTACTGGACTATGTTTGGTTATCCCATTCACCAAGTTCAGGTTCCTAACATTGATTCTCGAAGAAACTGGAATTATGTTAAAACACAAAACTGTTGTTGCTTAGGTGATGTTCCTGCGGAAGTTTCTACAATGATTAACAGTATCTTTAATCGTGGTGTTACATTCTGGCATAATCCCGGACTTGTTGGTAATTATGAAGCAGACAATTCTATCTATAAACGTATTCCAGAAGTAGGTGAGTAAATGAGTAAACGTTCACAAAAACCACAGCCACCTTGGATTGATTCATACGATTTAACTGTTGCAACTTATGCTAACTGGTTTAATCGTCTTTATGATGTAGCACTTGCAAGATTCAAATGGGAAGGGCTTGACGATTCTCCTTTTTTGGATGAACGATTTATTGAGCAGTTCTTGTTCTGGCAACCTTTAATGGCCGGTTATCATGACCCTGTTATGGGTAACTTGATTCTCCCTGCTATGCCTAGTGATAACTTTGACATTATTGGTGACCCTAAATACGTTCGTGCTTACGGCTACAATTCTAACTATCAAAAAACTGGTCTGAGCAAAGAAAACTGCGCTTATCTTTGGTGTAATATGCGCCGTTCCCCTGATGCTATTATCATTAAACAGTTTGCACAACGTCTTACCAATATTGACAGAACGATTGACTTAAACCTTGCTGCACAGAAAACTCCTCGAATTGCTTATGCAAATGAGAATACGAAACTTTCTGTACAGAATCTAGTATATCAGCAGGATAAATATGACCCATGGCTGTATCTTAAAGGCAATCCCTCTACTGATGATATTAAGAACATGATTGGTGTTCTTGATTTAGGCGTTCAGTACATTGGCTTGCAGTTAGAGCAGCAGAAAAAAGAAACTCTTGCGGAAGCTCTTACCTATTTAGGTATTGAGAGTAACTACAATATGAAAGCAGAGCGGCAGTTTACTACAGAGGTTCAAATGACCTTAGGTCAGGTAGAAGCAGACCGTCTTTCTCCATTGTACTCTCGTCAAAAATTCTGCAAGGATTATAACAGGCTCTTTAATACTAGCATCTCCGTATCTATGCGTTCCCAGCTTGAATTGACTAAGATTATGGAAGGACGCGAGGATGAAGAGAATTTAAGCGATACCAATGTTGAGGATGGTGATAAGGACAATGAGTAAATATACAACTCAAGTACGCTTTATCTGTGAATCAAAAGCTGGTATTGTTGAACCTTACACCAATGTTTCTTATTCAGAAATTATTGAGCGTGCGCGTCCTAAAATCTTTAATTTTAATTATCCTATCTGGAATGAGAATAAACGAAAAGAGCTTGAAACCAATATTCTTAAGCATTTCTATACAAATGAAATTGGCTCTGAAACCTTTGGCCTTTGGCAGCTGCGTCTAGATGACTGGATGAACAGCCATATGCCTTATTACAATCCACTCTTTGAAGCGCTTGATAAACAGTATGAAATGTTCTTAACTGATGACTTTTCCATTACCAGTGATGAAAATACTGAACATCATGATGTGAATACAGAGGATAGAACCAAGAATAGTAAGGTCAATATTGACGGCACCAATAATTCCAATTATACTTCCAATTCTAACAGCAATGGAGAGAATACCAATACTCATACTGATACTCCGCAGGGTAGTCTTGATAATTTTCTTGCTGGTAAGTATATGTCGGATGCCGACCATAGTAAAGCAAGTTCTTCCAATGATTTTAACTCTAATGCTAATTCCAGCAGTAATAGCAATACCACTCAGGATGATAAAAACAACACAAAAGAAAATCGTGATGGCAATGAACATCGCATTCTTGACCATGTAGAAAAAGGTTATCGTGGTCGCTCTCTAGTATCTATTATGAACGATTATATGAAAGAAAATACAAATATCTATAATTGTTTATATAGAGATATGGAAGTTCTGTTTATGCGTTTATGGTAAAGAGGTGATTAGGTTTGAAGTACAATCCTTTGGACAAACTTTTCCGTTCTGTAATTCCTGTTGCCTATGACGATAGCATTAGTTACTATGAAATGGTATCTAAGGTTATCGAGGTAATGCAACAGTATATTGAAACCAGTTCTATTAGTTATGCAGACCCTATTCAATGGGATATTACCAAACAGTATCCTCGCAACACAGTTGTTGTCACTGTCAACGGTGATGGATATTTGAGCACACAGCCTGTACCTATTGGCATTGATATTGACAATGAAGATTATTGGACTAAGATTGGCAATTTTTCTGAATTGTGGGGAAGTGTTAAACTTGCTATCACTCCTGTTGATGAAAAGCTGAAAACTACTGCAAGTGCTAATCGCAATATTAACGACCTTGTTTGGCTTAATAATGATTTGTGTGTTATTCTTAAGCCTATGGATGTAGGTACTCGATACATCGAAGGCACTAACTACGCTAAGACAAGTGTTGCTGAACGTTTGCATTATATTTTGTTGCTAAAAGTTGCCAAGTATAATGCAGATGATACTTCTATCTCTTTTGGGTTCTTTAATCCTAATAATGGTACTATCGTTACTGGTGGAGATATTCATATCTATGATGCTCCTGTGGAAACTATTAAAATTGTTGGTAAATAAGAGGTGTAACTATGGCTGAGCAATTTGTTTCGAAGTTTAATATTGGTGGTCAAACCATTGAGGTAAAAGATGCTAGTGCTCGTACTACTGCAAGTAGTGCTAGTACTAACGCTACTAATGCTCTGAATAAAGTAAAAGAGCTTGAAAAGCTCTCTCGTGTCGAGGTTAGTTATGTAGAAAATACCGAAACTATTAGTATTACGACTGGAACTCATGACGTAACTTAATAGGAGGTTGCATCATGGCTTATGTAGACAAATTTAAAATTGACGATAAAAGTTATGATATTAAAGACACTGAGGGACGCACTGAAACGTCTAAGAAGATTGACAAAGATACTGATGGAAATCTTGACCAGACTGTCAGCGGTAATATGACAGTAACCGCAAATAAAGTAGAAATTTTTTCTAAAGGTGGAAAAGCGTTTACTGCTCATTCGGGTGTTACTTCGGTCGGTAACACTACAGTCCCCACATATATTTATGGTAACCTAACGTTGGCATCAGCCCGTGAAACAAACATTGATGATAATTATGCTTATGTTTCTATGGGAACCGCTACAGACCCTAACACAAAATTTTTAACAAGCCGCACTGGTAAGATTCCTAGTTTTGTTGAGCCATCCCCTGTTAGCATTGAAAAATATCAGACGTTGAAAAAAGACGGAACTGATGATATTACCGCTACCATTAACACTCATACTAAGAATGAACCTCTGTTTATTCCTGCTGGTACTTATAAGATTAGCGCACCTTTGCAGCTGAAACATAGCCTGTATGGTGCCGGTTCTTCTCGTGACCCTGCGCGTGGTACTAGCGATACTATCTTACAGTATACTGCTAATCCAACTGCATTTGGTAGTCAGGGTGTTATTACTGTATCAGGTGATGATGTAACTGGTAATATTGTTATTGCTAATTTGGACATTACTTGTAACGGTATGATTGGTGGCATTGTATTTACTACCAATAAATATACTGATAACAGCATTTACAATGTAAGTATCAATAAGGTTAAGTCCTATGGTGTTTACTTGCAGCCCAGTAATAGCACTCTGAACCGTTACTGTTATATGGATAATGTAATGGTATGGGGATTCAGTGATAATACTCCTGTAGAACGCTGGACTGGTTCTGTTGCATTTTTCTGGGGCAATAAAGCTCCTGACTGTGAATGTAATAACCTTGTTAATATGGTATGTCAGGTTGGTTTTGACTGTCGTACTGATGTATATGGATGTAACTGGACTAGCTATCATGGTATTCCCTCTGGTGGTACAGGTGGTACTGATGCCAATACTTGGTGGAATAACTCAATCGCTTGCAAGGTTAGCAACAATGATATTCATGTTACTAACTTCTATGCAGATACTTGCAGATATGGTTTTGTATTCGACGGGCCGGGTAAAGCAGCAGCTTATATTAACAATTTGATTTATACCTGTAATGATGGAACTGCTACTACTGAAACTGGTTATGCAACTATTGCTTTGATTGGTACTAGCCCTAATCCACAGTTAATTGTTAATGGTGGTATTATTAACCGTTCTGCTAAAGTTAGTACTACCATTCAGTCGATTGGTACTTATCCTGTTACTAATGCTGTATGCAAGCTTGATGATGTTTACATTTATACTAAGCGCGAATATATCTTTGGCAGTGATGCCGTAAATCGTGGGCAGTATATCTGTGCAGCTGGTGAACATCGTTGCATTGACTTGGCTATTACTAACCAGACACAGTATACGGTTGCTGGGCAATCTGTAACTGGTGACCCTGAACAGTACAAGGCATTTGCATATATTCCAGTTCCTTCTGGTGGTTCTACTTCACAGGGTTCTATCCGTGTTATGGATAGGAACGACATTGATTTTACTGTTTATCTTAGCAATAACCCTAAATCTGGCGGCCTGTTTGCAATTAGTGCTGTTGATAATCGTCAGCTTAATAAGGCCATTTATGGTGCTACTGCTGGTGCAGGCAGAAATGTCACTTGGGATGTAGTTGACAACTTGAATAAACTTTATTATATTAATGACGGAAATGCTATTATCCTTTATTTCAAACGCCCTGCATCTTATGCTGTCACAGTTCAGGTTTTTGGATTTATGGATGGTAACTCTCCTGTAATTCTTGACCGTATTAGAAATGAAGATGGAACTCCTATGGATTATCCTCGTTGGGATAACAACAATGGCATGACTGCTATTAAGGTTCTTCGTCCTAATATTAGCTAAATAACAAACACCCCTAGGTGGTTATCCACTTAGGGGTGCTTTTCTATTTAGAATGGCAAATCATCGTCAATATCAGGCGGCAATTCATTGGGGAGCTTGTCAATCATCCTCACTTTCATCATCTTCATCTTCATCTTCCTGCAAGGAATCAAATGCGTTAAGAATAGAATCGCTCATAACTTTACGGAATTCCTTAGTAATAGGGTAGCAAATATCATGCCATTCATCTTTCTTATTCTTTGCACTGGGCATTGCAACAAACAGACCTTTGCTTCCATCCATAATCTTAATACCAGAAATGCAGAACACATTTGCAAGTGTGATAGAAACCATAGCGCAGCAATTAGACTTTTTGTTGTTAATAGGGGAAATACGAATGTCAGTAATGACAGAAGAAGCGGACTTAGCAGAATTGGTGGACTTTGCAGATGCTTTCTTGTTAGTGTACATAATTAGTTCTCCTTTTTGTTGTAATAGTAAGTAAGAAATTTATATTGAGGACAGCTTTTATACTGGCCGCAACAATCGGTTTTAAGGTTGTACTCTTGGCGTGACACTCTCATACCCTCACAACGAATGTAATTTGTTGTATGAGAAATATAATAAGGACATGCAGCTCTTCTACTGATTCTATAAGAATCTTTTTCTTTCAATTAAATCATCTCCTATCACTCCATTCCCACTGGAATATACTTGCAGGATTGCCATCAATTAACATAGCATATTCTTTGTCAGATTGTACCTTATGATAAGTTCCATAAAGCTCTTTATCATTTTCATCATGGTTTATGCTAACAACTTCTGGCAAATAATCTATATAAGATTCTCCACGTAATGAATAACAGAATGAATAATACATTCTATTAACAGGACTATTTGTTGAGCGTAATGTATACCCACAAGGTTCTAGCACAGTTACGGAGTATTCGTCTAAGTGGTCTGTTTCTCCGTTGTCATCCGTGAAATCTCCTATAATATGCGTTCCCGGAGTTTTACGGATAAGCTTTTTGTTTATTGATTCATCATAACTGATATTAGGACGAAAATATTCCTGTACTAGGTACTCAAAATCTTCATCGTTTACTATTTGTGTAAACAATTCAGAAAGCTGTTTCTTGCTTGCACCTGCCACAGTAGCCTTAACTTTTAAGTGCTTATCTGCATCTAAGTATGTTGCACAATAGCATTTACTTCCCCATGTTACAAAATCTTCATAGTGACCATCAAAGTCCATAATGCCAAAATTGTAACAATCTTTATTCTCGCTGTTGTTGAGAATATTCTTATTGAATCTATCAACGGCTTTTTGAACATCCTCATTGTAACCAACAAAATAGCCGCTATCTGTATCATGATAGAGAGGTTCAATACCTTGGCTTAATACTAGATAGAGCATAAAGCAAATAAGGTGCAGTCTACTGTAAGCAACTGTGTATAAACCATCTGTAAAAATATTTAGGGAATTTCTTGATTTAAGAAACTTAACCCCAGTAGGAATCCATTCAAATTTATCACCGTCCCCCTGCACGCCAACTTCCTGTCTTAATGGCTTCATTGCTGAACACCCATACTGACCATTTAATCCACCTTTACTTGCCATTAAGGCGAAGTGGACTAAATCTTTGTTATGGGTATTCATAATTTCTTGTGCCACTGAATCATCATAAAGCTTCAATCCCTCAAATGTAAAATCGTTTAACGTTTCTACATGGTCAGCAACTTTATGCTCAAGTTTTTTAAATCCAGTTTTCTGGCGTGCATAGTATTTAACTGTATTCCGTAAAGGCTTGTTAATAAATTTATGGGCTGTTGCATAATAAAGTTCATCACATTCTGAACTACTATAATCATAAAGCATTTGAATTAACATAAAGTCAATATCACAGCCATGAAATGTAAGTTCATCTGCTTTGACTACTTTACCATTATCAAAGTTACCATTTTTAACATTTGTGCATTTGGATGTACTGATATAGCTGTAAATGCAGTTACCAAAATCCTTAGCGTTAATATTATAAAATGTAACGTTAGCCATGAAGTTATATTTTATTGGCCTTTCAAACAAGATTGATTCACGGTATGCTGCTTGGAGGACTGAATAGAATTTAACATCTTTACATCCATATAACTCAATCCGTTGGTCGGGATAATGGAAGAACCCTGAGTTAGCGCCGCTTTCGCAGCCAGATAAGAACTCATAGTTTGCGGACTGGAAATTTTGGTAACATTCATTAGGATTAACCTCTTTTCTCCACTTGTAAGGGAATCGTCTACCATACATTGCTGACGGGTGCATAGAACTTGCATCAAAACACCAGACATCCTTAAATATTTTACCTACCGCATAAGGATTAGCATGAGTATAACCACCTGCAAGACAGTCTTGAAAGAACTTCATAAATGGTTCATTATTCTTAAGTTCTATCGCCGCTGTGAATTGCGCAGTGTGAACTTCTTTATCGGTAGCAATATTTCTGTTAAGCCTTGTTTCACGCTTGATCATTGATGTATTAGATACTCCTATATCTGATACATTATCAACTTTGGTGAAGTTCGCCATATATCTGCATAGTGCATACAAAACAAGCTTGCAATCACGTTCATTGTAAATGTATTCAGAATCAGGCAAATCTGACCACCAATAATATTTTTGGTCGTAACCGCCTTTGACTTCTTTAAGTTTAGGAACTCCAAGTTCTGTACCTATAAGCTCAAGGCTTTTGCATGAAAGAATCTTGAAGCTATCATAAAATTCAAGATGGTCAAAAGCTGCTACTAATGGCTGGTGCGGAGCAACCGCAATGAAACGTTTAGGATTAAAGTTTTTAATACAGAAATTTATGTTACGCATCATTGCTTCAAATTCATAGCTCAAGTTATGCACAAAGATTTTTACGTATTCATCATTATTCTTAGCATCCTCATTGATTCTCTCAAATTCAGAAGAAATTGAATCATAAGTTCTAAAGAAATTATAATCCATTTCATTCTCAAAGTCACTAAATGGTGCATGAGGTATGGGACGATAAGCAAATGAAGCTAGGCCATGAAGATAAGTGCTTTGCAGATGCTCTTGAAGTTCATCCTCACCATATATTAAGGATGATGTTTCAATATCATAACAATATATGATAGTTGAATACTTATGTTCATTGCGCTTTCTCACATATAGCACCACCTTCTTTCATTCGTGAATATTACCACAAATCATACTTAGATGCAAGTTCTACAAATTTTTTATAAACTTCTTTATTATTCTCTATAAACTCTTCATTATCCTTCGTAATAGATTTAAGTTTATTGCTTGCATTAACCAGAACTTCGCCCATCTGGTCAGAATTTCTTAGCAGATTGTCATACTCTGAATAAGCTCTGTCCATATCTGATAGAGAGCTAAGTCCTAACTCTTCACCCAGTTCACATAGTTTTTTCAAATCTTTTGGCGGAATATCCCTGCTATATGTGCCCATAAGATTGTTAAGTATACCAGAAATTGCTCCCCATTTCTTTTTATCAAAATAGGAATCTGGATTTCTAAGAATCTTATATGCAGCATCGCTATAATTAAATACATCCTCAAGACGATTAGCTACTCTCAATGACCTGTAACTATCTTTTACCGATTTATCTAATGATTTAATATGCTCTGAGTATTTAGATAAATACTCTTTCATAAGCTTTTGTGATATTTTGTCATCAAGGGTATCGGCTATATCAATAAGGTCGCTATACATTTTTTCGGCTTCATTAAGAGCGGTGTTAGCAGTAAATTTCAGAGCATTTGCAATTTCAGGAGATTGTCTACCTCTAAGACTTTCTTTGAGCTCACCTGTTACAGTTATACCAGCTCTTCTGGATTTACGTCTTGTTGCGCCTATCTTTTTCAGTAGCCTAGTTGCTTCGGCTTGGCGCTTAAATGTTTTGTTCTTAGCCATTATGTTCATCCTGCTTTCGTAAAGCTAACTCTTTTCTAATGTCATTATCATAATGGTCAAGCAGATAACACAACTCTCTAAGCTGACAATCTTGGCAATCCCTATCCATGAAGTGCGTTAGCCATGAGGGACAGGCTTTAATATACCAGTTGTCGCTTAGTTTGCTAAGTAGGGTAAGGATTTCTGTATCTAGGTCTTTAATTGTCATAATTACACCACCCAAATATCCCATTTATTGTACTCGTCAAGTGACCCGGCATGACTTAAGCACTTGAAACTCTTTACCTTCAAACCCTTAAGAACTTCAGGCATAGTATCGTAGTCATCTTGATAGACTATACATCCATTTATATCATCAGTAGTAGTTCTTCCCCAATAGGAATTATCAAATTGACAATGCAAGATATATATGTCATCATAAAGCATATCTATATTAGCATTAAACATTTCTTTAATGGTCATAATAAACACCCTCCACGTTTTCCGGCCAAACAGAATCTAAGCAATCGCCTACAAAATATTGACTAAATGTGCAATTAGAACATGGTGCTACTGAATAATAAACTACTCTACCATCATGTTCTATAATATCCACAACCATACCAATTTTAGCAACGTTAATTGCTCTTTTCTCTTGTCCATCTCCATAGAAATAACCATATTCTCTTACATTGTATTTAATGATTGAGCCTATTAGGATGGGATGGATGGGAACGTCATAACGCATTGTATCAACTCCCAACATAACACTATTTCAAACTTATCTTTTTCAATATATTCAAAATACCATACGTTATAATAATTAAGCACATAAGGCATATCTTTAACATAGCCTGCAAATCTAATATGATTATTAAATTTTACTTCTATATACGTTGATGACCCTATATTGCCACATGTACCTATAAGTTCGGAAAGTCGCATTGTATCAGCTCCTTATACATAAAACTTAAAAGCTAATAATTCAAATGAATCTGTATCTATATACAAAGAACTAACAGTAAAGAATTTAAATTGAAGGTTCGCATACCTTGATTCTAAATTCTTAAACAGACATATCTTTTTAATTGTGCCAGATTCTATAATATATATAGTCGTTTCAGCATGAACAGAACCACAATTAAGTAGAATATCATTGATTGTCATTTTAATCACTCCAATACTATTTCAACGCCAGTATCAATTACTTCAAGAGATTTAAGTTTATAATAAGCGCATCTATATGGCATATCTGCAAAGTATCCTGCGTATACAGTTTTATCTCTAACTTTAAGTATCAAATATGTCCAATAGCCAATATTCTTTATATCTTTTAATAGCATTTATTTTACCTCACGTTTACAAATATACAATTATGTACATAGTCAATATCAAGAACGTAAATTTCTTTAGATTTGAATTTCTTCTGAATGCGCCAATATGGTGCCTTATCGACTACCATGCCTTTATTATTTACTATTGTACAAAACAAATACTTAGTAATTACGTTTAAATTAAGCAAGTTTTGTAATGTCATTTTTGAAATCTCCTTTTTAGTAACTCGTGCCTTACTTCTACCATTGTAAGTTTACAACTTAGACAAAAATCATGGTTTGCGCAACTATCGCAAGTTTCTCCTAAATAATGATTGCGACATGGCCAAACAAAGAAATCTTGACAGAAAACATATAAATCCTTCATCGTTTCTTTATCAAGATTCTTCAAGTTATTTCTCCATGATTCTAGTTGCATATCATCTAATGGAGCAAGGTCTTTTATTGTAATCATAAGTTTTCGCCTACTTTCTTAAGAATGATAAAGAAGGGAGAGGGGAGAGGGGGTTTATAGATTTAATAAATTGAACCCCCGATTTATTTTCAGGCTTCTTGCAACACCCCCGGTGGTCGGCGCAGCAGGGTTTGTGTTAAGGTTAATACCTATGTTCACTATTTTCTTAACGGACGAACACTTTAGTGCTTTACAGTGGTAAAGTGTGTTAAGAATTTGTCAATCGCTTTAGAACTCTAAATCACTAAAGTGTGTTAAGAATTTCACAGGTTAGCAGTTAGGCTTAACTATTGCTAGTTATTTATACTTAATAGTAAATAGTTCTAACTAAAAATTTGTATAAAAAATGCACTGCCTTTAAGGCGGTGCACTTTATTCTATTATCGAAAACGCGATTGATTTAATGCGGTGGCAATAACGCTTGCAAAATCATCTTCTAAATTCTTTTTAGCGGCGCGCTTTCCGGTTCTGGAATCGTTATATAATCTAACTATTTTAGGCCAATTCCATCCAGTACAATATTCAAAGCGTATCCAATTTCTAAACTTTGCGATATGGCTTGTTGTTGTATGGCTGTAATAATCAAATACCCACAAAAAACCGGTTGACCATTGAAAAGCCGCAACAATAGTCGAATAACTTTGCAGAATCAAAAAATCAGAATTATCATGCATAAAAATCCACGCTTTACAGTTATAAAGTTGTTCAACATGGCCTTTTATGGCGCAGTTGTACTCTTTTATAACGGCGTCTACCAAATCCTGACGCGTACTATACATCATTTTGAAAACACCGCCTTTATAAATCCATCAATAGATTCACTATCATTATTCACATCATGAACAAAAGATGGTTTATGGATACTAGAAAAACCAGACGCGGCAAAACTGTGTTCAGAAAGACAAATAATACTACAATAGGCGGTATCAATAATATTGCAATCATCAAATAGTTCACGCTTAATCTCAATGCCATGCTTTTTGTCTGTGATTGTAACAAGCTGCATTTTCATTTTTGTTTACCTCACTTTAATTTATTCTGGCTTTATGCCATATGGGCCGGGGCTTTTACGATAAACCCCGGCGGAACGTTAAAATTTTACTGCTGGGACAACGGGCGTTCGATAGGTACCGCCACGGCATTAAATACATCGCGCGGAATACCCAAGGTATTTTCCTCTTTGGGCTGGACATCCAGAACCTGCCATTTTGTGCAAGGCTCCGCATTATGCAAGACCTTTTCAACTTTTTCAGCATCCAGGACGCCATCAAATTGCTTTACCATCTCACCGGATTCAACGGAAAAATCATCGTTGAAACGTGCATATTTTACGCGGGCAACCGTGCCAGCCTTAACAGTACGGCTAACGCACGCGGTGCTTTTGGGTTTGTCGTTAATAGGGCGGGTAATAGTAATAGTTTCGGTTCCATTGTCGTTAGTGGTTTTTTCGATAGTCCAGTTAGTCATAATAAATACCTCTTTCTATTGTAATTTTGTTTTTGGAATGATTTGTTTGTTTCTCATTCCTTATTACAATTATATTATAACATACCCTATAAATAATACCATGCAATTTTGTTGCAATTTATATGGATAAATGTGTACTGTTAAATTGATAACAAACGCTTTAATGGTGTGAAGTGATAAAGTGTGAAATTCTTAACAATCACTTTAATGCTTTAATGCAATAAAGTGTAGGCCAGATGCTCTTTAATGTGGTAAAGTGTGTGAATGTTTTAACAATCGCTTTAGTGCTGTAAAGTAGTGTAGTGTGTGAAAAATTTAACAAAGGGGAAACAGGAATCATTATCAGTATATATTTGACACTACTTT